TGACACATTGGGGAATGTGGCTTTTATCGTGCTTTTTAGTAGGCGTATATGATCATCCCCGGCGCTTTTTGGATCAGCTGCGACAGGGTTAGTCGAAACCAAATCACTGATATATGTCCCAGTCTCTAAAGCCATCACATATCCCCTGCTAAAATATTTATTTTGCCCGTGCTGACTATGGATCTATCTGTGATCAATGTAGCCATAGCACGGTTTTTGTTCTCATCACGCAACGCTTCATCGATAGCTTGCTGAAACAGCGCTTCATATTTCTGTGCGTTAGCATCATCATTAGAAAATATGCTTGCTTCACGCATTGCACCATAAAGATAGCAACTAGGATGATTTGTCAGCATGTCATTGGTCGACGTTGTGGCGATTGAATAGCCTTTCTTGTACCGCAGCACAAAACTGAATGCGTCAGAACATTTGTATTCAAACGCAATATTAGAGCCGTCGATAGTGTAATATCTTGGCTGGCTATTGCTATCATCAGTTACGGGTAGCATCTCAGGCGATACGTATACCATTTCTATCCGGTTGCCATATTCAGTCAGCCATAAGCCATAATTAGCCTGATAACCTGATGGCAGCGCGATATAACGACTGCCTACAGTGGCGGTCAATGTCGCTTCAACCTCACCAACGCGGCTATCAAGCAGCTTGTTTATGCGCTTTTCTGCAAGCGTTATAAAGTCAGTAATCTCACTTACTGACCTATGATGCCAGCTTGCGATAGAAGCCTGTAAATCAGTGTAATTAGCGAGCGCCATTATCTTTTATACGTTCTTTTTGGTGTAATTACTGCTTTTGGTAATTCTTGCTTTATCGGTATTTCAAGAATATTTTGCTCTTGTTGTTTTGGCGCATCCAACGAGCCGCCGCGCGCTAGTAAATCGTCAATTTCTTTTTGGTCGCTGGTTAGAACATAACCATGATCTGGGTGGAAAACTCTTATAGGCATTTCTATAACTCCAATAAGCGGGGTGACCGTAGCCAGCCACCCCAATCCTAAGGCAGGATTAACTTGTTGCGAAAGGTGTTGCAGGCGTAGAGGTTCCACAGAAGATGTTTCCTTCTACTAACCACGCGCTACCTGAATACGTTAGTGTATACCGATCACCGATCACGCCGCCAGTAGTAGAGCCATTGCTTGAAATTGCAACGTGCGTACTGCCATCAGCGGAAAACCCATCAATCTCGGTCGCATCGGTCGTATAGCCGAACAGAGTGCCAAGAAAAAACTGACTAGCAGGGGTTCCGCTGATGGTTTTGGCTGCGTTCGATGTGACGGTAACAGTAGTAGCGAACTCAAACTGACAACCCAACTCCGGTGATGCGGGCAGTGTATAAACAACACCGGCCGCACGGTCAAACAGGCATAATGCACCTGATTCGCTTGACTTTAAGGTACGTGTTGCACCTACACCGCTGATTACTTCTCTGTGCTGACCAGGAACCGCTACACCTTGATTGGTGCGAAATCCTAGTTGGTCAATTGCTGTTGATATAGTCATCTCTAAATCTCCTTATTTTAGTTAGCCGAGCCGATCAATCTACAAGCCCATTCAGGTCTCAATGCTGCAAAACCATAGAGCATATCAATCCGTAACACTCGGCGGTTCATGCCGATATCAGATCCGCGCCAAACACGCAGCGACATACCTTCACGGGTTTCAACTGAACATTTGTCAGCATCATCCATAATTTCTAATGGTGCATTAACAAACTGGAATGCTTCCTTATGATACATAATTGGTTGCACGTAGTTTGTTGAAGCTGCACCAACGAAGGTTATATCAGCGCCATCAGCAGGAGTTCCAGAACAATTCTGACGTGGATCAGTTGTGTCGAAGATCATTGCTGGAGTGAACGTTATGTTTGTCGTAGTAGCTGACACAACAGTAAACTGTTTTAAATGCGCATAGGCTACTTTGGTCTCTGGATGAACATCAAGAATTGGGGTTTCACCAGATCCAGCGCCAACAGTAAACACCATACCAGCAACAGGAGCGGCTGATAATCCGTCTACAGTCAGAGTAGTAATACCGCTTGTCAATGTACCGTTGTTGATCTCACCAGCAACGTCAGCAGCGTTTGGAAGTGTCCAGCAGCGTTCATTCTCGTGGAAGTCAGCCATGGCGGTTCGGGTAACAAAACCCTCACGATATTGACGGCTTAGATCAGCTTGAGGATTGAAGTATGATGGCACACCGGCAACCAATGAAGCCATGGTCACAGAGTCAATCTGCACATGGCGGTCAGTCTTAGGAGCGGCTTTCTGATTCAGCTTTGCCCTTGCCAGATTAGGAGTTGACAAATTAGCGATTGCACTACCAGCAGTTCCAGCAACTTGTGCGGTTGCTTTGGTGTAGTAGGTAATCGCTTCAGATTCAACGATAGAAATCAACTTCGATATTGCAGGACGAATGTAACGCTTAGTGAACATTGCGACATCTTTGGGCGAATCAGTTTTCAACAGACTATCGGTGTAATTGAACTCCATATCAACACCTTTCAGAGTCGACATAGTGATAGTTTGCGTTTCTTCAGTAATCGGGCTGATCTGCATCGCGTTACCTGTACGAACATTAAACTCGTTAGGTTTGCGAACGCGCAGAGTATCACCAATCTTAGCGCCGCCCTTACCAAATGAATCATCATACTGACGGTCAACAGTTTGCAATAGTTCGCACTGTTCGTGCAACTCGGTTAACGCTTCTCGCGCTACCATGTCAATGAATTTATATGTATTAGCCATCTTTAAATCTCCTTACAGCCTCACGGCGTATTGTTGCATTAGTGGAAATGATCAGCGCATCACTGCGTTAAATCATGCGTAACCCTTGCGCCGCCATTTTGCGTACTCAGCTTGTGACATGTCTTTTGGATTGCGTAGAGACTTATCACCACCAGATTTAAGCGTAGTTACTGGCTTTGCTTGCTGTACTATTTTTGGCTTCGCAGGCTGTTTCTGTATTATCTGGTTACCGACATAAGCCAAGTGTAGCAATTTATACAGTCTCGGATCTGCTTTAGACGACTTAACATCATCAACATCAAACCCTAGTTTCGAGACTGCAAATTGCTGCAAATTAGACTCAAGTTCAGGGGACCAGTCTTTTATCTCTCTACGTAATACAGACTCGCTTTCCTCAATACGCTTGGCAATTTCTTGCTGCTTTTCGAGAGCTAAATTCTGTTGTTTCTGTGAGATTGATTGAGCAAGCATGTTTCTTTGCTCTTCAAGGCCGCTCTTATAAAACATTAACTGTTGAGCCTTAACCGGGTCCTGCTCACTAAGTGCGAACAAGTCCACCTTTTTAAACTCATCAAGTTGCTTATTAAGCGCGACCACCTCAGCGATTTCTTGTATATGCGCCTGGTGAAATTGAGCTTGCGACTCAAAAGTTTTTCGCTGCTCTGCTAATGATTGCGTTTTGACCGTGTAGTCTTTTTGCATGTCCTTAACAGCGACCGCGATATCCTTTGGAAGCTTGTATTGTTTCTGGTTGAACTCAATTTCTTCACTGTCGTCTACAGTCTCCTCGGGTTGCTCTTCCGAGTCCTCTGATTCTGTATCCTCAGTTACTTCTTGATCATCTTCATATACATCTTGCTCGACTTCCTCAGCTAGTGTTTCTAGCTCTGGACTGGTCGTCTCGATATCATCGCTCATTGTTGTAACACCTCTTGTTGTGCCATTTCTGGCTGGATCTGTTGATCTTGGCCGGGAGTTATGTCCGGCGTTTGCATCAAATTCTGTATTGTCTGAATAACCATCATTTGTATTTGTTCTGTCGTCATTGATGTGCTGACAGTTTTCAGCCTGTTTGTTTCAGCGTTATAAGCATCAATCTTGACTTTCTCGACATCGATTTGCTTATCCTGGCTAACCTGCTCAAGTTGTTGCTGCAATTGTTGCATGGCTTGTTGAGCCTGCTGCTGTACTTGCTGCAATTGTTGCTGCAATGCTTGTACTTGTGGATCTTCACCAGTCACTTGTGGCGGTAGCATTGCTTTGAATCTCTCGGCTATCTCATCAGCACCAGGCCAATCAAGATTTTTAGCAATCAGATCACTGATTAAGCTGGATGCCGCAGGATTAACGCGGGAAAACTCAATCATTTGTTGCGCGGCTTCTTGACGTTTTGTTGTGTAGCCAGGACCAACTTCAACAACAACATCATATTTCCCTACGCTAAAGTCGTATATGTTGCTGATATCATCTTCGCTTTTTGGCTGTCCTAACTTAATGTTCTCTGATTCCTTTTTGTCTTCTCCAAGTATGCGAATTACGCGGCCTTTGGTGTAAACGTGCGGGATTAGATCGACAATGATTTGACCAACTTGTCGCAATGCACGCGCTTGGTTATCAATAAAATGGAATGTGCCAGTGTCAGACTCGCGCTGTCTGGCAATGATCGCACGTCCTGAGACTGCATTATCCTGTTCACCAATCGACGCACCGAACATTCCCATTGTTGCACGGATATCATCAGAGCTATTAATTGCTTCCTGCAATACGCCAGCAGGTACACCGGCGAACGGTTGTCTTTGTGGAGCAACACGGCCTTTCTTGTACTCAAGATAAGCATAGTTCTTAGTGTTAGCGGTAGCCCACTTTTGCAGATCTACCAGCGAATCTTCTTCAGCAATAAACGGTGCTTTTGCTTGCGAAGACACCAACTCTGTAGCAGTAGAACGCCAAAAATTCAGCATCCTAGCTGAGTCTTTTGAGTCACGGATAAGCGATTTAAATATGCGCTTATTCTCAATGTTTACTTCTTCGCCATAGCAAGGAACGATAGGAATGTATCTGCCTGCCCATTCGTTTTCCTCGAGAATCTCTTTACTATTTATTATGTATTGCGTGACTTTCTTGCTCTTAACTACCCGGCTATCTGTTTTAGTAATGCCGAGCGCCTCAAACATTTCGAGATTATCTTTATAAACCTCTTCATCAACAACATCGCCATCAGACAACAGGCATACTGTTTTATCTACATCCTCGCGCTTCCAATACTCTGCAATCCAGACACCATCATCATTGATCCATTCGTATTCTGACTTGTCGTCAGCTATCCAATCGTTTTCTTCAGCTTTTGGGAAACGTTCTTTGTACTCATCAAGCGTTATGCGGTCAACAACAAAGCAGCAATTCCAGTCAGATCCGTCTGCACTGGTTGCGTATGGATCGCCATAGATGGAGAATTGGTTATTTACACGTTCGATAACGATGTCTTGATCGAATGATTCATCGTCAGCATATTGTGTATTAATGCGGATATAACCAGGATAACCACCAGCAACGGCATGTGTTAACGCTGTATCGTAAGCAACATCAGCATTGCTGCTAACTTCTATATTGCGGATAAGGCCGTTTAATATCTCGGCTGTCTCAGGATCGGAGTAATCATCTACAGGACGTGCGCGAATTGTTGGTTTGTTTTGGCGCGCATCATTAACGACTTGCCTAATATGCGCAGGGAATTTATTAATTGTGAGTGTTGGTTTGCCTTCACGGCGGCGGGCCTCAATGTCTTCAGCGGACCATTGTTCACCAAGCAGGCCGAACTTGATATCTTCTAGAGCTAATTCTCTGTTGTCTTTCTCTTTTTCAACAGCTAATAGAAATTTCTCACGAGCTTCCGCTATGAATTTTTCTTGGTCGTCGTCAGAGTCTTTTTCTTCTTCGTAGTCCAAAACCAGCGCTCCAAAGCGTTAGGTTATTTTGATTGAGTCTTATATCACGTATTTAATTCAAGGTCAATTCTTTTTCGTCCTTTATGTAACTTCCGCACTTAGCGCATCCTAGATGCAAATCACACATGCAGTCGGGATGTTTCTTGTTTAGCAAAAAAAAGTTAATCCTGTCTTTTTTAAGACCATAAACATCCTTTACATATCCAATATGACCGCCACATCTCTTATGATAAACCTTAATCAGCCCATCCACGAAATATGCTCAACATAGTGATCCTCTTGTTTCTTTGGCTTGACGAAAAGATCCTCGACAACAACGCACAGCATCCCAAAGGCATCGCAATTATGCACCAAAGCGCCATTAGATAATGAAAATTCACCAGCATCAGGAACTGTTATACACCACACATCCTGTATTTCTTCTAATAAGATAACGCTATCAATCTTTAACACGTTGCCTATATGCGTAGGATTTGCATTCTCTTGAACAGTATATCTGCGAGTTTCCGCTTTTCCTAACAAGCGCCATAAATAATTTATTGCATGACAAACAAGGTTTCTCCTCACGCTTCCACTTTGTCCAGCTCTGCGCTCTTTCAGCATGTCTTTTGTGCCATAATCTCCCTTCATCTGACCTATGCCATTCTGCCGCTCGATCCCTAGCAAGGTCAGAGAATTCACGGCATCCTGGCTTATGGTCTTTGTGTTTAAGGTGCTCGATCGCAGGAATGCACTCAAGATTTTCAAGTCTGTTATTTTTAACATTGCCGTCTTTATGGTGTATATGACATCCGCTTGGAATTTCTCCAAATGCCTGCCTCCAGACTTCACGATGTAATTTTTTACCGCCCCTTGATAGGTATTTTTCTGATGGCCATAATCTATATAATCCACCATCGAAGTATTGAGTGATTTCGTCAAGGTAGATAGTATCTCTGAATCTGTCGTCAGGGATGCGGCGGATTTCCAGCCGCTCGCCGTCTTGAATAAATGATCCGGCGTACATTTCACCGTAAGACCGTCTTTGAACTTTACCTCTACAAGTTGGGCATTCTTCCTTGTGATCCTCGGATTCACATACTCTTTCCATCCACATGATGTTAAAACCTCCCCTTTAAATGGTAGGTCTATTATCCGATATATTCCGTAACGTGTCAATACTTCAGTATCACCAACAAAACAAGCATGGCTAGACCAATCATGGTCGGGCCCTAGCCCAATGTCCCTCAATTCATCTCTCTTTTCGTGATAAGCTCCCAATGCCTCAAGTCCAGCTTCAGTCTTTTCTGCGTCAAAGAAACACGAACCAAGCCATCTCCTAGCTGCCTCTACGCGAAGCATTGCAGCCCCTTTTCCCTGGTTTGGCACGATCTCGACATTGTAACCAGCGGCCTCAAACGATGATTGGTAGCTGACTGAGTAAACTTTATCATTCGTCACGCCGTCATGTGGTAGCCATATCTGTGACTTCTCAGGCACATAACCTCTCGACCTCATCCATGACAAATGTGCGTCAATCGGCTGACCAACGACCTCATAATAATCGACTAATCGTATCTCTTTACCAATGATTTGTGACACCCAAAATACAAAAGCATCAGCCTTCGCACCAGTGCCACCAATATCCGCGAATAGATGAAATTTCATTAATGGGTCCGGTCTTACATTACCTATGCGATTTTCTGCCCTTGCATCAGATAAATGCTTTGCAAAGTACGCGCCAGTAACAGCAGTAATGTAACCACCTTCCCAAATATGTTCGTAAGAGTCTGGACGGTACGCTTGATCTCTTAATCTCTCGCGCTCTAACTTGTCAGGAAACCATGGATTATCACGCCAATTCATTTCAACACATTTAATCAGCGGATCATTAGCATGTCTGAACCTGGATTCGCACGGCGAAGATTTGCGTGCCGGGTTCCAGGTCACCCACAGCTCTGATTCTTCTTCTCGGATTGTTGGTATAAGTATTTGCCACGCCGAATCAGTGACAGGTTCTGCTTCATCAATCCACGATAACAGAACACGAGACTTTGACTTAATAGAATTGATATTTCGCTCAAGACCTGAGAACGAGTAGCTGATCCTACCATCTTTGGAGCGAATGAATCTCTCTCCGATCTCATAAAAATCAAGTAAAAACTCTTCTTCTTGGATCGCTGCCTTGACTTCACCGAGTGAGCTATCATCAAGAGAGTTTTGGAATTGTCGACCGCAGAGTATAATTCCTGACTCACCATTCATGGCTTTCTGATATCCACGGACAGCGGTCATCTTTGCGAATGAGCGCGTCTTACCTGACCCCCTTCCACCATGCGATGCGCGAACGTCAGCATCGCCAAGGAAAAGCGGTATCAGTTTTTTAGGCAGGCTTATCTTTGCTTTCAAATTCAGGGCACGTCAATTCTATTTTACTAATTAATACGGGTCCACCATCACGACCAGATACTTCATTCATAATTCTGTCGCCATACACTTTAGGTTTTAGTTTAGATGCTATCCATTTTCTTGTATCAACTCTAAGCCTAGCTCGCTGGATGCAATCGTAATCTGTTTTCTTGTTTCCATTGTCGTCTACATACGTATCATTTACACCATCGTCTGCGATATCGAGCATATCGTCTGCCATCGCGTCGGCTTGCTCCTCTTTTGCCCTTGCGTATTGGTCACGAAAACTCTTGTTGTCATACAGCCATCTAAATACAGCAGACTTGCTCGGCATATGGTCATCAAGACAGATCCGTCTTAAGCTCTCACCATCCACCAAGCGCTCACATATCTCGTCACCAATATCTTGAGTGTACCCAGATGGTCTCCCAAGTTTCTTAGTCATACAATCCTCACTAATAATAATTATTTAACATTATACATCATCAGTCATATCACTAATTAATATTTTCTGCATATCAACTGAAGATCGTTCATAAAATTATCGTATTTTTTACTCATTTCTCCACCTCCGCCATAAATTCCCCATCTGTCAAAACCTGTATCTTATATTGATTCAGGATCGGTATCTTTCCATTCTTGCGCCATTGCCAAATTGTCTGATACCCAAGACCTAAAGCCTCCGCAGTCTTTCGAGTATCTCCAAAATGTTCTATTACTTTCTCAACCTGCATATAATCCTCTTTTTATTTTATCCGCTATATCATCATAACATTTCTCTGCATCCACGATATTAGCCTTTATCCGCTCAATCTCAAACTTAGCTTCTTCACGATCAACAGACCAATGATTGAAGCATACGTTAACATCATCCTTTAGTTTTTTGCTTATCATCATCAAAAACCACCGTGCCATCGGTTTATAAAAAAATCAACTTGACAGTTATCAAAGTTTTGACAGCGGGTTAACGCTAGCCAACCAAGCGGCTATGTAGCCGTCTTGCAGGTTTGCACCTGCTCTTCTATTTCTAAATTGTGACATTGCTGCCTTAAATTGTAATTTTTCATTTTATTTCTCCTGGTTGGTTTGTGTTACTCAATGAATCCAATTATACAGACTAAATAAACCTTGTTAACTATTATTTAATAAATAACTGATATTTTAACCTACTATTTGATTTATCCTTATTAATCAACACGATGTAATCAATTTGCTGGGTTACAACACCACATACATCACATTTATCCATATAAATCATGAAGTTAATACAGTGATGTAAATGATGTAATGATGTAGATATGGGTACCACCCCACCCGTGTGTGAGTAAATAAAAAAATAAAAATATAGGAATATAAAAGAAAAAGCAAAACAGTACATCATTACATCATTATTATTATTATTATTATTATTATTATTATATATAAGGACTTACAGAGATTTTTAATGATGTAAATTTTGATGTAAAAAGCACATCATGATGTAACAGACAAAAGATTGATTATTTAGAAAGTACTGCAAAACCCAGATGGAATAACAATTGGAAATGCCGCTAGAACTTACTAGGATCGTCTTGGCGGCATTAAAAAAGGAATTTGATAGGGAAGTGTACGTTAGGTAATTATATAGCCGTATAGCTCGTTATGCCGCCTAATGAGTTTTTAGAAAGAATGCCCTGATTCACCATTTCAGCTAATGTCTCTTTTATCCTTTGCGATTTGTTGCCTGAAAATTCCTTGAATGGCGAAACCCTCGATCTTGATAAAATGATTGAGCGCTCAATTCTTGGCTTCCCGTTATCTTCAAATAGTCTCAATATGGCTTCAAATTCAGCGCGGCAGCCAAGTACTCCTTTATCCTGACATAGCTTGAGGTTTGCTTCTAACATCTCGTTAGATATTGCGATAGCCATTTCCACGTACTTATCATCAATGCCTGACCAAAAATCTAGCTTTTCACCAAGCAATCGCAAGTTCGCTGCTATTTTCATGATCTGCATATCGATCTTACTTGCTGCACCTCGCAATGAAGCGTGTGAAAATTTCCCGCCGTCTTTCAAGTGCGGTTCTATGGAGTTCAAGTATTGGCGTATCAGTGCGAATCCTGTGTCGCTAATGTATAAATCAACTGTATTGCTGAACTTGTCGCAGCTTGATAATGAGCTTTCTAGTATCTTGCATTTTTCTGCATACTCAAGATAAAGATCGTTCATAACACTGGATTCCCTCTCATGGTCCCTAATACCCAATGAATGCGGTTCAGCAAGCATTAAAAAGCGTTCTGATAGTCCAGTGCCATTTGAAGAATTTAGCAGCGTCTCAATCGATCCTGACTGCGCGAAACAGACAATGCCGCCGACCACATGACCGCAATAACCTTTTCTGGTTACGCGAGCTGAATTGATAAAACCACCATCGAAGCCATTCAATGCGACATCATTATTATTCGCCCTATCTGCTTTATACGATCCGCCAAAAAGCACATTGAAAAGCCCCTGCTCGCTACTGATTGCAGAGAAAAAACCATTGGTTTCTGATAAGCCTTTTTCTAGCCCCTCGGCTGTTGCATTGGTTGTGAAAAGGTTGCCCAAAACCTTTGTTTTATGCTGCAATTCTGCTAAGCGTTTTTCTTCATCTTCGTCAAGATCGCCTTCATGTTTGCTTAGCTCTGCAAGTTCTTTTCTGATGTCCTCGTGGGCACTTTCTGACATTTCATAAAAAGGTTTTTGAAAGTATTTTAAGCACCGTGACTTTCCTGACCCTGACGGCTGTTCTGTGACTACATAAAGCCCAATTGGTAACTTCTCATGATCCTGATAGGTTACAGAGAACTCACGGCAAGCTATCGAACTAAAAACACCTAACCCAGCTAGAAAAACAGTGCTAACTGGCAAATAGGTTTTTTCGGATATGTACATAGATAGCCGCTTAAGAATATGTTCATCCTCTACGAATTGCACCACATCGACCGAAGAATACTTAACATCAGCATCCAGTATATTGGATTCCACTTTGTCTTTAATGATTGCGTTCCTAACAGCATCCAGGCCGCGCGAGACATGCAGGTCGTTAAAGTCTGTAAATCCTTCTTGGTTTTCTCCAAAGTCTGGATAAATCATCACGCCATTGGATTCCTCAGCCGCAATAGTAGCCTTCTCAATCCCAACTTTGTCATAGTCAGCGCAGATGATTAAATTGGCTTTAGTCATCTTT